CGTATTGGCATTTTTTGCGGCGTCTGATGGAATTGTAAACGAAAATTTAGCAATGAACTTCGTTAATGAGGTACAATATACTGAAGCAAAATTCTTTTATGGTTTTCAAATCATGATGGAAAATATCCACAGTGAGACCTATTCACTTTTAATTGACACTTTAGTTAAAGACAGAGATGAACAACATAAATTGTTCAACGCAATTGAAACCATACCGGCAATTAAAAAGAAAGCGGATTGGGCACTTAAATGGATTAACTCTGAATCATTTGTAGATAGACTATTAGCATTTGCGGCAGTAGAAGGAATATTCTTTTCAGGTTCTTTCTGTTCAATCTTTTGGTTAAAGAAAAGAGGATTGTTACCGGGTTTAACATTTTCTAATGAGTTAATATCAAGAGATGAGGGAATGCATTGTGATTTTGCTTGTCATTTATATAACAACCATATTGAGAATAAAATCTCACAAGAAAGAATTAAAGAAATTATTTGTGGAGCATTGGAAATTGAGAAAGAATTTATTCTTGAGGCATTACCTGTTCGTTTAATTGGTATGAACTCAGATTTAATGTCACAGTATCTTGAATTTGTAACGGATAGATTATTGGTTGCATTGGGTGTACCTAAAGTATATAATTCTGAAAATCCATTTGATTTTATGCAAAACATCGCATTACAAGGTAAAACTAACTTCTTTGAAAAGAGAGTTGCGGAATATCAAAAGGCAGGGGTTAATAATGTATCGGAGGATTTAGATTCCGCATTTGGAGAAGTAGATTTTTAAAATTATAATAAGAACATGAAAGTTAAAAAGAGAGATGGTTCCTTGGAGGAAATGAGATATGATAAAATAACACGCAGAATTAGTGTTTTCTGTAGTGATTTGAACTTGGAATATATTGACCCAACATATGTTACTTTAAAAGTAACACAAGGCATTTATGATGGAATATCAACAAGTGAATTAGATAAATTAGCTGCAGAGACTGCGGCGTCTATGGTGACAACCCATCCCGATTACGCTAAACTTGCGGGAAGACTTGCGGTTTCTAATTTACACAAAACGACACCAAGAAAGTTTTCACAATGTATAAAAGAATTACATTCCTTTGTTGAACCAAAAACTGGTAAAGAATCTTCATTAATCGATGATAACATTTTTCAATTTGTTATGGAGAATAAAGAATCTTTAGACGGTGCGATATCAATAGACAGAGATTTAAACTTTGATTATTTCGGTATTAAAACGTTAGAAAGATCATATCTTTTAAAGATTGGTGATAGAATTGTTGAAAGACCACAATACCTTTATATGAGAGTTGCGGTTGGTATTTGTAAAGGTGATTTAGATATGGCGTTAAGAATTTATGACGACCTATCACAACACTTCTACACACACGCAACACCAACATTATTTAATGCGGGAACACGTAGACCACAAATGTCTTCTTGTTTTCTAATTGGTAATAAAGGTGACGATATTGATGGTTTGTTTGATACAATTAAAGACGTAGCGAAGATTTCTAAGTGGGCTGGTGGTATTGGATTACACGTTCATGATGTTCGAGCTAAAGGGGCTTATATTAAAGGAACTGGTGGAGAATCTGACGGTTTGTTACCTATGATGAAAACATACAATGAGGTGGCTCGTTGGATTAATCAAGGAGGTAAACGTAAAGGTTCATTTGCTGTTTACCTTGAACCATGGCACTCCGATGTTTTTGAATTTATTGATTTAAGAAAGAATCATGGTAAAGAAGAAATGAGGGCCAGAGATTTATTCTTAGCAATGTGGACACCTGATTTATTTATGCAACGAGTTGAACAAGATGGTGATTGGTCATTATTTTCACCAGATGAGGCACCAGGACTTTCGGATGTTTATGATTCACCATCGGACAAGGCGTTTACTCGTTTATATGAACAATACGAACAAGAAGGTAGAGCAAGAAAAGTGGTTAAGGCAAGAAAGTTAATGGACGCAATACTTACTTCACAAATTGAAACAGGAACACCTTATATGTTATATAAGGACCCGGCAAACTATAAATCAAATCAACAAAATTTAGGAACCATTAAGTCCTCAAATTTATGTACTGAGATTATTGAATATAGTTCACCAACAGAACAGGCGGTTTGTAATTTAGCGTCAATTGCATTACCAAAATACATTATTAATGGTGAGTTCAATCACGACGTTCTTTATGAATACACATATCAAGTTGTAAAGAACTTAAACAATGTAATTGATTTAAACTTCTACCCAACCGAAGAAACAAAACGTTCTAATTTTAAACATCGTCCTGTTGGATTAGGTGTACAAGGATTAGCGGACGTTCTTTGTATGTTGAACATCCCATTTGAAAGTGAGACAGCAGATACCTTACAAACAGATATTTTTGAAACTATCTATTTTGCGGCTATGACATCTTCTAAAGATTTGGCGAAAGAATTTGGTCCATATGAATCTATTGAAGGATCACCGATAGAGAAAGGTATTTTCCAATATGAAATGTGGGGTAAGTCAGATAAAGATTTATCAGGTCGTTGGGATTGGAAATCATTAAGAAAAGAAGTTAAATCGTTTGGTGTAAGAAACTCATTATTAGTTGCTCCAATGCCAACCGCATCTACCGCACAGATTTTAGGTAATAACGAAGCGTTTGAACCATTCACAACTAATCTTTACTCAAGAAGAACATTAAGTGGTGAATTTGTTATGATTAACAAACACTTGGTTAACGATTTATTGAAATTAGGTTTATGGAATGATACCATTAAGAATAAATTAATTATGGAAAATGGTTCAGTTCAAAATATTCCTGAGATTCCGACCGAGATGAAAGAGGTTTATAAAACAGTTTGGGAAATGTCTCAAAAACGTGTTTTACAAATGGCCGCGAATAGAAGTGTTTTTATTGATCAATCACAATCATTAAATTTATTTATTGATAACGCGACTAAACCTAAATTATTAGCCGCACATTTATTCGGTTGGAAATTAGGTTTAAAGACAGGTATGTATTACTTGAGAACGAGAGCTGCGGTTGACGCACTTAAAGGATTAGGTGTCGATACCTCAACATCCAAACCAGTTGAAACACTACAAAAAATGGCGACACCAACTAATAACCAAATCATAAGTGAAAATACTCCTGAATTGGTAATGACAAGTGAAAAACCTACAGATTCCCCATTTGAATGTGAGGGGTGTGGGTCATAAAAATAATCATAGAGTATCTAAACCCATCTTCGGATGGGTTTTTTATTTATTACCATTTTAGTATTGTTTATATTTATTGATATGGCGATAAAATACGGAATAGATTTTCCATTCAGAGACAGTCAAATTGGTGATTTTGTTAAAATGACAGAAACACCTGAAAGAGAGGTTAGAGCAAATCTAATTCACCTTCTTTTAACTAAGAAGGGTAGTAGATATTTTTTACCCGATTTTGGTACAAGAATTTATGAGTACATTTTTGACCAAAACGACATGGTTACATTTAATTTAATCGAAGAAGAAATAAGAGATGGTGTAAAAAAGTATATCCCAAATTTAGACATTAACTCAATTAATATCATGTCAGCAGAGAATGACCCCGATGAGACAACATCTTTTAGTCAAGAAGAAGACGAAAGATTATTTAGGGTTTCAGAACAAGCAAATAAACCATATACTGCTAAAGTAAAAATTGATTATACGGTAAATAATGGAGCCTTTTCATCCTCTGACTTTATTATAATAAACATTTAAAATGGCGAAAAAAATATCATACGCAACTAGAGATTTTGCGGGACTAAGACAAGAATTAGTTAATTTAACAAACGATTATTATCCTGATTTGGTAAAAAATACCAATGATGCATCTATATTTTCTGTATTGTTAGACTTAAACGCTGCGGTTGCGGATAACTTACACTTCCATATAGATAGAGTTTGGCAAGAAACTATTTTGGATTTTGCTCAACAAAGACAATCTTTATTTCACATTGCCAAGACCTACGGAATTAGAATACCGGGTGTAAGACCATCGGTGGCTCTATGTGATTTTTCAGTTAACGTTCCGGTTCGTGGTGATAAAGAAGATGAAAGATATTTGGGAATTTTAAAGGGGGGAGCACAAGTGTCAGGTGGAGGTCAAATATTTGAAACTATAGAGGATATAGATTTTTCTAATCCATTCAACAGTAAAGGAGAACCAAATAGATTAAAGATTCCAAATTTTGATAGTAATAATAGTTTAATATCATATACAATTACAAAAAGAGAGGCTGTAGTGAATGGGGTTACAAGAATTTACAGAAGGGTAATTAATCAAGTTGACCAAAAACCATTTTTAAAACTTTTTTTACCAGAACAAAATGTTTTAGGTGTTGTTTCGATAATACATAAAGATGGTACCACATTTGGAGCCAACCCAACATCAACAGAATTTTCAACATCAACCAATAAATGGTATGAGGTAAAATCATTAATGCAGGATAAAGTTTTTATTCCAAACACCACAAGTGTTTCAGATAAAAACAATTTCAAGGCGGGTGATTATATGTCGGTATCTAATAAGTTTTTAACTGAATATACTCCTGAAGGTTATTTTTCATTAACCTTCGGTTCAGGAACGGTTAATCCATTGGATAATTTGGATAACTACATTACTAGTAATATGAAAGTAAACATTGCTAGTTTTTTAAATAACATGTCGTTAGGTTCAGTACCTAAAGTAAACTCAACACTATTCGTGAAATATCGAATTGGTGGGGGTAAAGATTCCAATTTAGGGGTTAATGTTATAACAAGTGTAGACAGTGTTGAATTTAACATACAAGGTCCAAACTCAACTATTAACACACAGGTTGAGGATTCTTTATCCGTAACGAATATTACTCCAGCAATTGGTGGAGCGGACCAACCAACAATAGAAGAAATAAGAAATATGGTCGCTTATAATTTTGCGGCACAAAATAGGGCAGTAACGTTAAATGACTATAAATCTTTAATAGAAACAATGCCATCCACATTCGGAGCACCGGCAAAGGTAAATGTGATGGAAGAAGATAATAAGGTAAGAATCAAATTATTATCATATGACGAAAATGGTAATTTAACTGACACTGTATCCAATACATTAAAAAATAATATTTTAAATTATCTTTCTGAGTTTAGAATGATTAACGATTATTTGGATATTGTGAGTGGTGAGGTTATTGATATGGGTTTAGAAGTTGATTTAGTTATAGATAAAAATACATCACAAACAGACGTTATTAAGACGGCAATCGAAAATATTGTAGATTTCTTCGCAATTGAAAAACGTAAAATGGGAGATCCACTATTTGTTGGAGATTTGTCAAAATCCATTGGTAATGTGTCGGGAGTTGTGAACGTTGTAGATTTAAGAGTTTTTGGAAAAATTGGTGGAGAATACTCATCATCCGAGGTTTCACAAAGTTACAAAGACAACGCAACGAAAGAAATACAACAAAGCGACAACACTATATTCATGAAGTCAAATCAAATATTCCAAATTAGATTCCCTAATAAGGACATTAAGATAAGAATTAAAACCTTAGGAACGACTACATTTTAATTAGTTTTTTGTTTATAATAATAGAAAATCCACCTCTTTCTATTTATTATAAGAATGCTACAAAAACACAGAATATACACAGATATTGGTAAAGACCAAAACATCA